CTGCTCCATCTAAAGTCATTCCAATGTATTTGACTTGTTCGCTGTTTGTGAAAAACCCACGATCGTCGAAGTTGTTGATGGAAGAATATTGGAAAGGTGTCGCGAAATCGTTTTGAATTCCAGGGTTGTTATCTAATTTGTCTTGCACTATGAAAAATAATTCTTTCACGGAGTTTTTAAATTCCAAACGGACTTCGTGTTCGTTACACTCGAGTACTTCGTTGTATCTACCATCGGTATTATTCAAATCTATCGTGTTTTGTTGTGTCTGTGTTATCGTATATTCCAGGCGTTTAGGAAACTTTTTAATTTTTTTGTCGAGACTTACCATTTCTAGCACGGGGTTCATTGATTTTATGAGACCAGTTGGATTTTGGCCAATGTAGTAACTTTCGCTGGTATCGTTGTTGGTGTGATCATTCACGGCAAATATACACTCCTCTGCTTTTCGTAGTTTTATCACTATTTCGATTTCTTGCTTCGTGATGGCATACAGGGGTACGGCGAGTTCTGGGTATTCGTGAAAATAGAACGGGATATCGACTCTGTAAGACGTCTCGACCTTTGATTCCGCGAGTAAGTTTTCCCTGATTTGTTTGTAATAGTCGTCAAAAACAGAGAATATACGGAATGGTTTACCAATGAGCTTTGAAAGTGATCTCTGTTTAGACTGCGTGATGTATAATTCGGAGTGTATGGCTAACATATCGGATGGTACGCGTTGGATGAGAGACCCGCCTATGTATATATCTGCGTACTCTATCATGGCTTGTGCTATGGATTCGCAGTACGTGACGTGATCGTATTCACTCGCTAAGTTTTGGTCCAAAGGATTGAGTGTGACTTTAACACTCACACCTTTCAAGAGATCCCCTTGATTTTGTGGGATGGTACATCGCACTTCTTCACCAAACTCTATGCGTCCATCAAAATCCAAATCTGTGTAAAACTTCGAGTAGTTTCCATGCTTTTTAAAATTTTTTATAAAATACGTGTATTCTGGGTCATCTGTGAACAGTTTGTCCTGTGGACCCACGGCCTCTAATTGAACTCTACCGGCCATTACTAATATTAGACTCTAAAATTTTAAACCAGCTATACCCCCGTTCACTCTGAGCACGTTATAATTCGATGCATACACGCGAAGTGTATGGTCATGGAGCGAATTCGGGCTGTCTAATTCAACTTCGAGGAGTTTGTGTATGACACGACTCATGTTTACTTGACCCGTGGGGTAGTACACTTCTGGTTTCAGTGAGAAACTGTACACACCGAACTCGTAGTTTTCGTTTATGGCGTTCGTGTGGTGCCTGAGGGGTTGTTCGGCGGAGAGTTGAAGGTTGTCTGCGTCTATCACTGTGTTGTTATTGAACTTGAGATTCACGTGTTTTATGGGTACGTGTGCCGCTGTGGTATCGTTCGTGGCGATGAAGAATAGTTCCTTGACTGGATGTTTGAAATTTATCATCACAGACCGCTTAGAAACACCTGGGTCCATGCGTATTTCTGCGACTTGCGTCTGCGTGATCACGTATTCGATGGGTCTCGTGAGTATGAAACTCTTTTCATCTTCTGTGAGATACACGAAATCTGTAAACAGACTCATGTTTCTCAATTGCACGTCACACTCGATGGACGTGGTGGAATACTCGGACGTACTCAAATCGTACTCGACCGTGAGTTCATTAACTGGTCTGTACTTGACCTTGACTTCCACGAGTTGACTTCTGAGACCGCATATGGGTATGGAGAGGCTGGGGTGTCGGTGAAAGTAAAACGGTAATTGTATCTTATACTTTTGGAAGTTCGTGTATTGTGGGTACGTCGCATCGTTAATGATCGGATAACTGTTATGAAGGGTCGTCGCCACGAGGGTAAAGTCTGCATCATTTTGTGTGTAGTGTAGTTGGTTATACATGTATATGTACTCTCCGGTGATGCGCTGAATCGTCTGACCACCTATGACGAGATCGGCGTACTTAATCATCTTCGTGGGCGTAGACGTGTTCCAACGAATTTGTTTGACTTTTAGGGTTAAATACTTGTTTTGATCACTCACAGATTCTATTTTAACTTCATCGTATGTTCCTGCGATGTTTATTTCTATATTGAGTGTGATTCTATAGTTTCCGCCACCCAAATTTTCTTTCGTGTAATCGTTCACACTCACACCAGTGACATTGAAATCTTCTGTGCTGTTAAACACGTATTCGACCCCTTGGTACACCGCGAGCTCACTCGTTTCCACGGAGTCCACGTATAGAGTATAGTTTGTAGACCCAGTAGCGATTGTGTATGTGGACCCTTGTCCGGTGAGTGGCGAGGGTGGTGGAAGGTCCACATTTATGGTGACACCTTTTAACAGGTCACCGGCGTTGTTTGGTATGCGAGCAGTTGTTTCGTTTCCGTATTCTTCGAAACGCTGAAACGGAACTTCGATTTGCTCGAAGGAAAACTTTGTGTGTCTTCTAAATCTAGAAAGAAAGTGTGAATACTGTGGTTGTTCGGTCAACCATCTGTCCTGGATACCAGTGGTTGCGAGCGTCAAACGACCCGACATTCCTATTATTTGTGAGTAAAATTTTGCTAAATAAAACGAGACACTAAAGTAGAATGAATATTCAGTTGCGGAAATTCAAGCCGGAGACCATGGACGATGATCGGATATGTGTCTTCATTGGCAAACGTAACACAGGTAAATCGACGCTCGTCAAAGACATCATGTACTACAAGAAACACATACCAGCAGGGATTGTTCTATCAGGCACAGAAGAAGGAAACCACTTTTACGGAAATTTCATCCCAGACGTGTGTGTCTATGGAGATTACGACGGTGAGGCCGTAGACAGGGTTTTGTCCAGGCAGAGAAAGCTCGTGGGTACCAGAGGGAAGAACAAAACAAACGGGGCATTCATGCTTCTGGATGATTGCATGTATGATTCCAAATTTTTGAAGGAGACCAGGATACGTCAGTGTTTCATGAACGGGAGACACTTTAACATCTTCTTCATGTTGACGATGCAGTACGTGATGGACCTTCCACCGGCTCTTCGTGCCAATGTTGACTATGTGTTTATACTCAGGGAAAACATCATACAGAATAGAGAAAAGCTCTATAAATCCTTCTTTGGGATATTTCCCTCGTTTGATATGTTCTGCAAAGTAATGGATGCGTGTACAGAAAACTACGAGTGCCTTGTATTAGATAATACTGTTAAATCTAATAAAATACAGGATTGTGTCTTCTGGTACAAGGCTAAAATAAGAAACGGATTCAGGGTTGGGAGTCCACAACTTTGGAGCATGCACAAGAAAACGTATAACCCAAAATATTTGGAACAACAGGAGGCGGACGCAAAGAATGCCACCAAGAAAACACGCCTCACCGTTACGAAACGAAAATGACGATGCGTCACTAAGCGATTTCAAAAAAGTCAGCCTACATAAATGTCGACTGACGTCCGGACGCTGAATCTCTCTGAAAATGACGATGGAATGGTGCCTCTCACGACTTCTTTCGTGCAACAAAACCAACCCGAAAAAAATGTGAGTCAAAATAAAGAAATGACCATGGATTCCACTCCAATCTCCGACATCATGGGCCAACCAGAAATGCCACTCGAACCCCCAATGATGGAGGCCGACCCACGCGTGCAACAGCCAGTTGTCATGCAACAGCCCATGGTTATGCAACCACAACAACAGCAGCAACAAGCAGCTCCACAAAACAAGAACCCATTCAACCTTACTGATGAGCAGATGCAAGCCGTCATCGTCGCGGCGTGTACTGCGGCTGCCATTAGTAAGCCAGTGCAAGAAAAGCTCGCCAACTACGTTCCACAGTTCTTGAATGATCAAGGACACAGAAGCGCGGTTGGTCTCGCGGCGACCGGTGCGGTCGCGGCTGGTATCTTCTTCCTTCTCAAGCGTTACGCTTAAATGTAGTGGACGTAGATTTGTTTACCGAGCATGTAATAGTTAATAATCATAGAAACCATCAATGTGGGTATTAAAAGTGTCAGAGTAGTTCCTGTGCTTTCAATATCCTTCCCGAAATCACCGACCTTTTGCGCGAGCGTCTTGTTTTGAACGTAGGTCGCGAAGAGACCGAACGACATGAGCGAAGTCCACATCATGAAATTGTAATCGACACCCAATTTACCGAATTTCTTGTATCCACGCGCAATCAGATTGATGAGTTGTGGAACCGCAAAGGTAAGCAACGCGGCGTTCGCCCACTTCTTGGCTTCAGGTTTAGCTTCGCGCGTGAGCAATGGGCTATATATAGTGAATAGTACCAAAATCCATAGGAGTATAAGAAGTGGGAGTTCTCTCATTTATGATAAACATATATTATTTATCCTGAATGTGTTTACCACAGAACTTGGTCTTCTCTGGTATCTCTTGGTAAACACCTATGGCGACGCACATGCTCTTGAGCTTGTCGTACTTTTCCCAGTATTCTGGACTGTGTGAATACTCGTCGACCGTACAGTGCGCCAATTCGTGTATCAACACGTGCATGATTTCGTTTGGTTCGCCGTCTACGCAGAGACCTATCTCGTAGCCCTTGTTCACGTTGTACCCAACACTCCCGCCTTGCGCTCGGTGATGTGCCGTGATTGGGATCTCGCGGTACAAGTTTTGGAATTCTTCGTTGTTCGTTTCACGCAAGTGTTCCCTGAGGCGCGCGTATCTCTCCTTGACGATGATTAGGTTCTCTGGTTGTTTTGTGTTTAAAAGTATCAATAGATTTACAATGACTAATAGAATGGCGATCATCATCTCTTATAAGTAAATATAAATTTCGAGTACAGTTCAGATATGGAATTTCCGCGAAGGGGTTCCCATGTTTTCAGTCTAAATCCTAGTTTTTCTAATCGCGTGACTAACAAATCTTTGTGTGCGATGGGCTCGGATTTTGCACCGTCTTGGTAATACGGTGTGTCCACCAAGTGCACAAATAACTTTTCCCCGAATTGCCCATGACTCGTTCCTTTCATCACGAAAAAACTTCCCGTTTCGTGATTTAATGGTGTTTTGAATATGACTTGGTTTGAATCAGGTATGATACCCACGAGCTTACCACCAGGTTTCATGCGTTTGGCGATCTCTTTGGTCGTGGTCATGAACAGGTCTTCTGTGGCGAATATGTAGTGTAACGAAAAGTTATAACATATAGTGTCGTACTTTCTGTTTGGAACAGACATGATATCCCCGTGGTAGAAATTGATACGCATCTTATAAAACTTTGCCCGTGTCTTTGCCTCCTCGAGTGCGTCTTCACACGGTTCACACATGCTCACGTTGACCTTCGCGTGTTTCCATTTACCTATGTCACCCCCGAACCCACATCCGACGTCTAACACGGCATCCCCTTCATTAGATACGGCTCGTATCAAATCACGTTTTTGTTCGTTATGGTGTTTGCGTATATCTTCCATGACTTAAAACTTAGACCTTATATAGAATTATGAAGCCTTTTCTTAAGTGGGTTGGTGGAAAAACACAAATCATACAAGACGTCTTAGGTGCTTTTCCTTCTGAAATAAACGAT